TTAGCATCTAGTCTTAGTGTAGTAGGTGCAGCTAACTTTGCATCTACAGTTACAGTAGTAGGGGCTGCTGCATTCAAAAGTACAGTAACAGTCGGAGGTGCTGCTAACTTTGGTAGTACTGTTACAGTTGTAGGGGCTACACATTTGCAAAGCACTGCTTCAGTAGGAGGTGCTGCTACATTTGCATCTACTGTAACGGTAGTAGGGGCTACACATTTGCAAAGCACTGCTTCAGTAGGAGGTGCTGCTACATTTGCATCTACAGTTACAGTTGTAGGGGCTACACATTTACAAAGCACTGCTTCAGTAGGAGGTGCTGCTACATTTGCATCTACAGTTACAGTTACTGGAAATGCAGTCTTTGTAGCTGACATACAAAAGAAAACAGCAGGTACATCTAACTTTGCTGCCGGTGTCAACGCCGGTAACTCAATAGAGTCAGGTGGTAACTACAACGTCGCCATTGGCGATGAAGCTGGTACAGCCATCACGACAGGGGATAATAATACTTTTGTGGGCTATGCGGCTGGGGATGCTGTTACGACAGCCGTTGATCTTGTAGCTATTGGTTATAATGCTTTGGGAGCTAATACTAGTGGTGTCCGTAACACTGCTATCGGTTCTAGTGCGTTGGCTACTGTTTCTACAAATGGTACGAACACAGCCGTTGGTTTTGAGTCTCTTAAACTTAATACCGGCTATAGTAATACAGCGGTTGGGGGCTATAGCTTAGATACGAATAGCTCTGGGAACTACAATACAGCAATGGGCGATAGCGCCCTGACCGCCAATACCACTGCGTCTAACAACACAGCCGTGGGTTCCAGTGCTCTGGCTGCTAACACTACCGGAGCGCAAAATACTGCCGTCGGTATGGAAGCTGGTGCGGCAATAACGACCGGAAGTTATAATGACTTCTTTGGCTTCCGGGCTGGTGATGTAACCACAACCGCAACTGGTAATGTTGGTATGGGCAGTAATACTTTGGGTGCCAATACCACCGGCGCTACTAATGCAGCGGTCGGCTACAGTGCTATGATAGCCAATACCACGGGATCTAACAATGTAGCTGTAGGTGCTTATGCCCTCGATGCCAATACCACCGGCGTTACTAATACAGCGGTCGGCGTACAGGCCTTGGGTGCAAATACCACGGCGAGTTACAACACAGCGGTTGGCTCTAGTGCTCTTGATGCAAATACCACAGCAAATGCCGGGACAGGAGTTGGACACAATGCTCTGGGTTCCAATACCACCGGAGCTTCTAATACAGCCGTTGGACAATCCTCTGCATTCAGTTCGACTACGGGTGGCTCCAACGTCGCTATAGGTGTCAATGCCTCATATTATAATGTTACGGGAAGCAACAATGTAGCTGTTGGGACTTCTGCGCTTACAGGAGCCTCTGGTCAATCTCACACTGGTAATACTGCTGTTGGCAGTGCTGCCATGAGTGTCAATACAACGGGAGGTAGTAACGTAGCGGTCGGTGCTTACGCACTAGATGCCAATACCACAGCATCTAATAATACAGGCGTGGGCTATGGTTCTCTTGGCCTCAATACCACCGGCACTGGTAATACAGCGGTCGGGAAGTCAGCCGGCACTGCTAATACAACCGGAGTGGCGTTAACGGTTGTTGGTATAAATGCGGGAGCGGCGCATACAACCGGCACTTTCAATACTTTCCTTGGTTATGAGTCTGGCATCACTTGTACAACGCCATCCTACTCTACAGGTCTTGGTGCTTATGCATTAAGGTATCTGCAAACGGGTAATTCCAATACAGCGGTGGGCTATAACGCCATGTCCGCTACTACGACGGGTGCTGGCAATGTTGCGATGGGCCATGATGCTCTTGTTGCTAATACTACCGGCGATTACAATCTAGCAATTGGCTATGCTGCTCTTGATGCAAATACCACAGCAGACAGTAATACGGCGTTGGGCTATGCTGCGCTGACTGCCAATACTACCGGAAGTGTTCTTACAGCGGTCGGCTCTAATACTCTGGGTGCTAATACTACCGGAGCAAGCAATACAGCCGTGGGGGCGAGTGCTATGATAGCCAATACCACTGGCGGTTCCAATGTTGCTGTCGGGGTTAATGCTCTTGATGCCAATACAACGGGCGATAACCATGTAGCGATTGGCCTTGATGCGCTCGGTAGTTGTACCACCGCCGATAGTAATACAGCGGTTGGCTATGCTGCCTTGTACGCCAACACCACCGGCGCTAGTAACGTAGCAGTGGGCTTTGCGGCCCTCGATGCCAACACCACGGCGTCTAATAATACAGCCCTTGGCTATGGTGCTTTGGGTGCCAATACTACCGGAAGCGTTCTTACAGCGGTCGGCTCTAATGCTCTTGCTGCCAATACCACCGGCACCAATAATGTGGGGATCGGCACAAATGCCGGAAACGCCATTACTACTGGCACATACAATGTATTTGTAGGCACAAACTCTGGCGTTGCCACTACTACCGCAAATTTCAATGTTGCTGTTGGGAACTTAGCTTTTGATGCTAATACTACCGGAAGTAATAACACTGCTCTGGGTATGTATGCATTATCTGCTAACACAACCGCTGCCGGTAATGTTGCTGTGGGCTACAATACTCTTGATGCCAACACCACGGGTGCTAGTAATGTAGCAGTCGGCAACAATGCTCTTGGTGCTAATGTTACTAGCCACAATAACACAGCGATGGGCAATTCGGCGTTGGCAGCTTGCACCGGCGCTAGTGCCACGGCTGTGGGTGCTGGCGCTCTTATTGCCAATACTACGGCGTCTAATAATACGGCCTTTGGCTATACTGCGTTAACCGCTGTCACCACCGGAGCCTCTAATATTGGGGTCGGCCATAGTGCTGGTGATGGAATCACTACTGGTGCGTACAACGTAATGATAGGACAGGGTACTGACCCTTCGGGCGCAACTGGAACACATCAAATTGTTATTGGAAGTTTAAATCAGGCAGGCAAAGGCGACAGCACAGGATTTATTGCACCTAGCACTGGTGCCGTATATCAAGGTAATAATTCAACCGCATGGACGGCAACATCTGATAGACGCATCAAGAAAGACATCAAGCCAAGTGAAAAGGGCCTCAAGGAAATTAATCAACTGGTTCCTTGCACATTCTTTTATAAGTCGAATGAAGAACTGAATGAGATTCCTGAGTTTGAGGGATGTCAAGAAAATCTCCCACAAGATGTCTTGACCACTAGTGCTATTGCTCAGGATGTTAGGGAAGTTTTCCCAGAAGCTGTTATAGAGCGGAATGACTTTGGTATGCTTTCGGTAAACAATGACCCTATTACTTGGGCGATGGTAAACGCAATTAAAGAACTATCAACGCAAGTTGACGAACTAAAGTCCGAAATTAAAACTTTGAAAGGAAAGTAAAATGGATGAACAACTAACGGCAGAAGAAATTAATGGACACTTCTCTGCAATGGATGACAGCGTAGCATTGATTGATGCAACCGTTGCCGACGATACTGATGCATTGGCAATATATGGTAGTGCAGCAGAGGTGAACCTTATGATCAAACGTAATACAGATCATCTTGAACTCCAATTAGATAAAGATTGGGCCACAGAAGATAGTCGTGATAAGACATCATATACGAATGCTATCACTTCTGGTTTAAACTATATTAACGGATAGGAACAATGGAAACTGAAAATAACGTAGTAACAATTAATGGTCAGGAATATTCTGAAGATACTCTTGATGAGCGTCAGAAATATTTTATAAATCAGATACGTGATCTTCAACTAAAAGCAAATAATTTAAGATTCCAACTGGATCAAGTAGTTGTTGCTCAAGACAGGTTTACAGAAGAATTAGTTAAAACAGTAGAAGAAGAGTCAGAGGTTCTTCAAGTCGGTCTGAATTAAATGTTTTATTATATATCAGTTATAGCTTTTGTTATACTTTCTCCTATGAATCTACCTGTAGAGGAGAAGTCTGTGGTGGGTCCGTTTCCAGAAAAATTCCAGTGTGAAAGTTATAAAGCACAGGTAGCGGCTGTGGTTAATAGTGCATTTAATGCGGAAATAAAAACAGCAAAATGCATAGAACAAACAGCAAGCTAGAGAGTAGATAATGTCAGCCTTTCAAAGAAGTATTATGATGGGTATGGCTGGTGGTATTGATATTATTACATCATCTAATGCTGAGAATATTAATCTAAGAACATTGTTGGATGCAGCAGGTTTTAATAATGATACACCAACAAGGATTACTTACACATTAAATGCTAGTATTAATGTAACATCAGCCGCCTCTACAGGCACAGCCACTCCTGCGTGGCAAACAGGAACTATTGGAAGTATACATACTGTATCAATCTATATTAATGGTGCTATTAAAGGATATGGTGGTGCTGGTGGCGCAGGTGGTGTTGGCGTACACGGCGGTAGTGGTCAACCCGGCGCTGTGGGTGCTACTGGTGGTACTTCAATGTCATTTGCCTGTGATGCTACCTTGGTTGTTAATTCTGGAGGTTCAGTATTAGCAGGTGGCGGTGGTGGCGGCGGTGGCGGTGGGTCCGTTTGTGATAGTGATGGTGAGTACCTCGACGCCACTGGCGGCACTGGTGGTCTTGGTGCTGGTACAGCTTCTGCTGCAAGTGGTTCTTCGGGCGGTGAGGATGGATGTGCTGTGGCTGGCGATGGTGGTGCTGGTGGAGCGCACGGTGCGTCTGGAAGTGCTGGCTCTGATGCATCCGGGTCGGGTAGTAACGGCAGTGGAGGAGCCGGTGGTTCTACAGGATATGCAGTTGCAAAGAACTCTAATACAGTTACTACTACAAACAACGGTACAATTTCAGGTACACAAGGATAATTAAAATGATACGGATATTATTTCAGGAGACGCTAAATGGCAAGTACATATACAACTAATCTGAGGCTTACTAAACAAGCTGATGGAGAGAACCCTAATAGTTGGGGTCAGATTCTAAATGATGGTGTCATTAGTCTTGCTGATGAAGCTATAGCAGGATATACTACTATATCTATTGGTAGTGCTGCAACAGTAAACTTAACAGCCAATGATGGTGCTGATGATCAAGCACGATCTGCCTTTTTAGAAATTAAAGGATCAATAGGAACTGTAGCTACTTCAATATTCCTTGTTATCCCTAGTAAGACTAAATCATATTCTATATTAAATGGTGTAGCTGCCAATGCTTCCAGTAATGCAGTTATGATACGAGTGGCAGGTAATACTGGTGTTACTCTGGAAAGATCATCTACAGTTTTTCAGCATGTAGTTTGTGATGGAACAAGTGTTTATAATGTAGCTCCTACAAAGTTTAGTTCTTTAACTGTAGATGGTGATGCCATTATAGGAGGAAAGGCTTCTGTTGTTGGTAATTTAATAGTAACAGGAAACCAAAATTTTAATGGTGCTGGAACATTTAATAGCACACTGGCTGTTTCTGGTGCTCTTACTGTAACTGGCGCAGTAACTTTAGCGGGTGCTGCTAATTTTAAAAGTACTGTGACAGTAGAAGGCGCACAAGTTAATAAAAGTACTACACGTTTTGAAGCAGCCGTATCATTAGCTTCAGGCGCACCTGTACATCAGATAATTACATCTATTACAGATGCAGCAAGTGTTGTAATGAATATGGCAACCAATAATCAATTTTCTATAACTCTAGCTGGTAATAGAACATTAGCAACCCCCACGAACTTAACAATAGGGCAAACAGGACATATATATTTTAATCAAGATGGAACAGGAAGTCGCACTATGGGGTATAATGCTGTATTTAAGTTTCCGGGAGGCACCGATCCCACTTTATCTACAGCAGCAAATGCAGTTGATTTATTAGTATTCTCTGTAAGAGCCGCTGATAAAGTTGATGCAGTAATGGTAAACGATCTTAAATAGGTAAGTATTAATGACCACGCTATCTAAAATTAAATTAAAGCCCGGTCTTCATAGAGAGTCTACTCAATATGAAGAGGAGGGTAAGTGGTTTGATGGAAATCATGTACGCTTTCGTTCGGGTAAACCTGAGAACATGCGTGGATATGAGACCAAGGTAAGCACTGCATTTGATGGAAGTGCTAGAGATTTAATTACATATCGAAGTGATAATAATAAAAAGAGGGCTGTCTTTGGAACACCTGATAAATTGTATGCACATAACGGTGATACAATAACAGACATTACTCCTATAGTAACAGCAGTTACTTTAGCAAATTGTTTTGGTACTTCTTCTGGTTCTACTAGAGTATGTTGTTCTGATGCTGGTCATGGCAGGGCAGTAGGTGATTATGTTTATTTTACTTCTACTGCTACTTTTAATGCAGTAAGTCTTAGTACTAATGTTTATCCTGTTGTAAGTGTAGTGGACACCAATATATTTACAATATCTGTAACTGATGCTGCAAATGCTACAGCAAGTGATGTGGGATCAGCTACTTTTAATTATTTACTACCTACTGGTAACTCAATAGCTGTTGGTGGTCTAGGCTATGGTGCTGCTGCATACCAAGCTACCGTGTGTGCTTCTGATACAAGAGCATGGAACCAAGCAGCAAGTGCAGATGCAACTGATATTGTTTTTGATATATCTCAATGGAGTCTTGATAACTGGGGAAATGATGTAATAGCCAATAGGAATGGCGGTAATATTTTCTACTTTGATAGTGATGCTTCTACTGTACCTATAAGAGCTACTTCTATAACAACTTCTCCTATCAGTGTCAACTCAATTGTTGTGTCACCCAATGATAGACATTTAATAGCATTGGGTGCTAATTCTTATGCCGCTGCTACC